CTCGTCAAGAGCAGTACGATCTTGCGTGGGCTTACGCGAACGAGAACGAGTCTGAGTTCAAGAAGTTCTCCGATGCGATCGTGGCGGCTCAGTTCGAAATGGCCTCGAAGTCTGGAGCGAACGTGTTCGTGGACATGGTGAACGCGTCCAAGAAGAAGCGTGCAAAGTTCGTGGATCTTGCGAACAGGTTCAAGTTCCGCGTCGTTGCAGTCGAGTTCTGGAACCCGCTCGATGAGTTGATCCGTCGTCAGAAGACGCGGCCTGACAAGTCGGTACCGCCAGGCGCGGTGAAGCAGCAGCTTTACGCGATCGGTGGAGCATGGCTCGGATCTGAAGTCGATCGTGTCGAGTTGGTACTGCCGACCTGACATCGTTCGGCTCACTCAGAACGCACAGGGGACCTTCGGGTCCCCTTCTTGTTTAGCTAAACACCGATCCCTCTGCCTCACACCGGCGCCCTCTCGTGTCGCCATGATTTCTGGCCAGACCGCGGATTCTCCGCGCTGGAAGTTCAACATCCTGATCCAAACACTCGGGTGTAACTTGTAACGATCTCTGTTACAATTACTACATCTTGTTGCAAATTGTAACAGATACACGAAGTCAACCTGACGGCGGTTTCCGCTAAATAGACAGCCGAACATTCAGTTCGCAATCTTGTCACTTTGACTATTTGAATTTTTACGGAGTTTTGAAATCATGGCAACCAAGCGTTCACTGGCCGATCTGGCCGCAGCATTCACATCCAAGACCAACGAAGGTGGTGGCGGAAACGCAACGTGGAAGCTGTTCTTCCCTTTCTGGAAGGCTGAAGTCGAGACCGTTTCTACGGTTCGTTTCCTCCCAGACAACGACGGTGAGAACCCAATGGGCTTCCTCGTCGAAAACCTCACCCACGAATTGAATATCAACGGCAAGCGCGAAAAGGTCGCATGCTTGAAGATGTTCGGCGAAGCCTGCCCAATCTGCGAACTGTCCTCGCGTTTCTACGACAAGAACAGCGCAGAGCACAACGAAGAACTCGGCAAGCAGTTCTATCGCAAGAAGAGCTACATCGGCCAAGTCCTCGTTCTCGAAACCCCAATCGAGCACGATGCTGAGCAGATGGTGAAGCTCATCGAATTCGGTCCGCAAGTGTTCAAGCAAATCCAAGCTGCTTTCCAAAGCGGTGACCTGGAAGAAGCTCCTTACGAACTGAAGGGTGGATACAACTTCCGCTTCCGCAAGACGAAGACCGGCTCTGGCCAGAATTCGTACACCACGTCGAACTTCGCTCCGAAGCAGACCGACGTGTCGGACCAGATTCTGGAAAGCATCACGCTTTACAACCTGGCCGAGTACCGCACCGCAAAGGTCGATCGCGCTGCTGTTGAAGCAATGCTGATCGCTGCCCAAACCGGTGGCACGTACGAAGCAGCTGGTTCCGCAGCTCCTGCTGCTGGTCTCCAACTGAACAAGAAGTCGGCTGCAGCTCCTGCACCTGCCGCTTCTGATGACGGTGATGTCGCAGCTCCTGCTGCCGCGCCAGCCGCTGCACCTGCTGAAGGTGGCGCGAAGCTCAGCGTAGTCGAACAACTGCGTGCACGTGCTGCCGCAGCCAAGGCCGCTCAACAAGCCTAAGCTTGTAAGTTGAATGTTCGGAAGGATCCTTCGTGGTCCTTCCGCTTTTTCATTTCCAAAGGAAAATATGGGACTCAAATTTCTTGCTCAGTTCAAGAAGGACGTCGCCAAGCTCGACACCGTAGGTGTTGGTATCAAGACCGTTGAAGAATGGTTGAGTACCGGCAATTACGCGTTGAATCGAGCCTTGTCTGGCGACTTCATGAAGGGCGTGCCACTCAGCAAGCTCACTCTGTTCGCAGGTCCATCGGGCTCTGGTAAGTCGTTCATCGCCTCGAATCTCGCTCTCCAAGCGCAGAAAGAAGGCTATCACGTTCTGTACCTCGACTCGGAACACGCGATTGACGTTGACTACCTGAGCAAAATCGGTGTTGACGTTTCGGAAGAAGCTCTCACGTACCTGTCGGTCACTACGATCGAAGACGTGAACAGCGTTCTGTCTGACTTCTTCAGTGCTTACAAGAAGGAAGTTGGCAAGGACAACATGACTGGTCAGAAGACCATGATCGTGCTGGACTCGCTCGCGATGCTTTCGTCTGCAACTGAAATCGAAAATTACGACAAGGGCGTGATCAAGGGTGACCAAGGTCAGCTCGCCAAGCGTCGTAAAGCAATGCTTCGTCTGGCCGTTGGTAACATCGGTCGTCTGCCAATCTCGATGATCATCACCGATCACGTGTACCCGCAAGACATCATGATGGGCGATGGCGCATGGGCGATCACGAACTCTACGAAGTTCTCGGTCTCCATCATCGGTATCGTCACGAAGCTGAAGCTCAAGGAAGAAGGCGCAGTCACTGGTGTTCGCATGCGATTCGAAACGTACAAGAGCCGCTTTGCGAAGCTCGGTACGAAGGTCGAACTCGAAGTGCCGTACAACAAGGGGATGTCTCCTTTCTCTGGCCTGATCGAACTCCTCGAAGAGATGAGTGTGATCGCCAAGGGTACGCAGCCAGGTGAGAAGACGAAGTTCATCGGGAACGTGAACGGTGAACGGATCGTGTTCAAGGAAAGCGAGATCACAACTGAGATCGCTGAGAAGCTCTTGAAGCATCCATCGTGCCAGCCAATGCTGACTCGTGGCGCTGAACCAGAGCCGACCGCTGAAGAGCTCGACAAGATCGAAGACTAAACCAAGGGAGGCTTCGGCCTCCCGCTTAAAAAGAGAATTGAAATGAACCCATCTGCAACACACAGCTACAACGCATCGATCACTGTTCAAATCGCCGTCGGCGGTTTCATCGTCTCGTACCCAAAGTACGAAGAAGGTGTGGAGTACCCAGTGTACGTCCAAGAAGTCGCGACCTCGATCGGCAAGGCAATGCGTCTCGTGAAGACCGCGGCTGAGCAATTCAGCCTGGTCAAGAAGACGGCTGACGACGCTGCTGAGTAATGGAGCGCTATCAACTCCGGGTTATGGCTGAGAAAGCCGATCTGGACGTGCGTCTCGATCTACTCACGAAGTACATCGACTCGAACCCACAGTACTTACGGATGGATGAGGAACAACAGGACCTTCTGGTGCGGCAACGCATGATCATGGAAGAGTACGCTGAAGTTCTCTCTGAGCGCATCAACACGTTCTGATCCCACGGCTGATAGGCCGTTCCCTTAGGCATCGTTACAATTGAACTTCAACTTGTAACGGTGCCTTTCTCGTCTCTGCAATGGAAAAACAAAGAATCAATCTGTTCGCTCTCGGAACAAAGAACGAGGAGTACATGGCTGAACTCCCGACGTTCTTCGAGCAGTGGGCACAGGAAATCGAAGAGGCGGCACCGATCTTTGAAATGGAAGGCGTGCGTCTCGAAAAGCTCGCATCTGCTCTTCCGCATCATCAGTTCTTCTACGCAGGTCGTGCTCAAGAAGCTCGGGCTGTTGTGAAGTGGCTCGAAATCTCGAAGGCCCAGAAGGAATCTCGGCACATCAAGAATTACAACAACCAACCTCGCGCTCTTGGCGTGAAGGAACAGTCGCTGTACATCCAAGGCGAGAAGGACGTCGTCGAGCTGAATCAACTGATCGTTGAAGCGAATTTGAAACAACAACAATTTGACGAGATCGTCGAGGCCATCAAGCAGATGGGCTGGATGCTCGGTCACATCACAAAGCTTCGTGTCGCAGAAATGCAGGACGCGATCATTTAATGGCAACCATCTCTAACTTCGGCGCCAGCACAATGGCCGCTTCGCCAGATCCAATCGCAGTGATCGGGTACCGTGACGAAGACATTTATCTCGTTCTGAATCTGCATGAGAACGGACAAGCTGTGAAGCTCACGTTCGAGCCAGAATCGACGATCAGCAATCTCGAAACCGTTCGCGTGAACATGCTCATGATGATGCTTGCTGGTGCAGCAATCACGGCTGAGAGCACGATGAAATACATCCGTGCAAAGAACCTCGAGCGCCATTTCCGTTTCAGTGCTCCATGAAGACGGCGCACATTTGGGTACGCGACGAAGTGTACATGACTGTCGCCGGCATTGAGCCGAGCGAGCACCAGTTCTTCTGGGTGAAGTACGGCATTGA